CGATCATGCCGCCCAGCTTGTCGCGCGCCTCTTCGGCAATCAGCTCGCAAATCGGTTGCAGCACCCACTGCGCGAGATGCCTTTGCGCCTCCCTCACTAACGGGCCAGTTGTCGCCGGGTTCATGAGCGCCGGCAACACGCCGTAAACGGAACAAATCGCATCACGGGCCGCGGCAAGCGTTTCCGCCGTCATGGCGCTTTTCAGATCAGGGGAAAGATCGGACGGTCGCCAGTCCGCTTGCGGCGCGGGTCCGCCTGCAGCCGTGACGTTCACCGATTCGCGTAACAGCATCCGCCCGCGCTTGCCACGAAAGCCGCGTGACAAGTGCTCATTATCGACGGCGGGATTTTCAGGTAGCGGAACGATTTTTGAACCGAGCGGCGCGTTCTCGAAAACATCGCAAAGTGCGTCTTCGATGGCGTGCAACAGCCCCGCCGTTATCGCCGCGCGCCGCAATGGCGCTTGCCCGGCATACGGCGCAGCAACGTCCGCGCCGATCCTGATATGCAGCACTTCCGGTGCCAGCGCGGTCATGGTCCGCCCGCCGCCCGCCTCTGAAATGCTCAGCCGGTAAGCCGTCGGAATGCCGTCGCGCGTCGATAAATCCCAATCGGATGCAGGCAAGAGCCGGTCAGCAATCAGCCCGACAAATTCGCCGCGAAGCGCGAGCGAGCGGGCGATCATGGCGAGATCGCGGGGCCGCAGATATTCCGTGCCCGTCACGTCGGCAATCGACAGGCCGCCCTCCCAAAGCGAAATGCAGCTTTGGACCGTCGCGGTTAGTTCCCCGATGCCGCGTCGCCCTGAAATATAGCTCTCCCGCGCGGCGATGATTTCCGCCGTGAAGCCCGATGCGCTCGCACGCTTTTCGATTTGTCTCTTTTGCCACGGCCAGCGCATCTAATTCGCTCCCAGATTTCGCCACGGTCGCAGCAAGTCGCCGGCGCCGGAATATTGAATTGAGCGCGCCGCAATATGTTGCTGCGCAAATTCGACAGTGCCGAGGCCTTCGATTTCCGTTTTCTGCAGCCCGGCTTCGCTGCCGTCATTTTCGGCGAGATAATTCGCGAGACGACGGAACGCCTCTTGAACCGCGCCCGGCGGCGTCACCGGATCGCCAATCGTCGCCGTCACGCGATAAACGCCAGCGTCGAAGCAATATCCGCCGAGCGGATCGCTTCGCGGCGTCACCGCTTCCCATGCGTCGCTCGCATTCCAGAATTCGATGGATGCAACGGTCGTCACCGGCTGCAAAGGCGAAGCCCATGAGCCCGGACCTTCGACGATGAAGACGCAAGAGCGCGAACCCCAACGCCAGCCGATGAAGCTTTCCATGCGTTGCCATACCGCCGCGAGAAATGCGGCCGTCGGCGAGGCGAGGCCCGTTGCAATCGTCGGATAGGCGGACGGCGGGCTTTCCGTGATTTTAAGCGTGGTCGCCATCTCAATACCTCCACCGCCGCAGAAATTCAGGAAGGCGACCGCCGCCCTTGTTCGCCGCGTGCCAGTTCCGCGCTTCAACGTGCGTTCCCTGATAGGCGGGCCAGCTCGAAACGACGCTGATTTCTTTCAAGTCGATTGCCGTTAGAACACGGACGTTCCCGTCGCGGCGTTCGCCGCCTTTCGGGACCGTGAAGCCGAATGACATGCCGCCGAGATCGCCGCGCTCGGCGAGCGCCAGAACATCGCGGCCTAAAGTCGTCTCGGGAAGGTCGATTTCAAACGCCAGGCCCTCATCATTATCGGAAAGCCGAAGCGTCCCGACCGAGCGCCGCCCCAACAGCTTTCCGGCGTCATGATCGACAAAGGCGAGGACTTCGGCGTCGCCGCGAAGCGTTTCCGCGAAAGCGCCGCGCGCGATGCGCTCGCGCGTGCCGCCAATGTCGGCCTCCCGATCATAGAGCGCCGCGAGGCCCGCAAGCTTGCGCGGACCGTCGCGGCGAACATCTGCGACCTGCCTGATTTGAAAGTCTTCACGCATCAGGCGCGATCCTGGACATTGTTCAGGATTTCGATTTGCGCCGCCCGCGAAATCGTCACGTCCATCGTTGCGAGCGCCGTCAATCGAAGTCCGCCCGACGCCGCGTCGCTGTAGGGATCGCGGATCAGATCGACGCCGCCCCAAAGGCCGACGAAGATCGCCGGAACCCCGCCCGTCACCGCCGTTGCAACAATCGTGTGCTTGCCCTTGTTCGTCGCATCTTCGGCGAGCGAAGCGGGGAGGGCGTTGTCGCTGATCGTGAAGCCCGCCTCGCCGAACCGGCGGACCAAGCGGTCCCATTCCGCGTCGGACGTTCCGGTCAGGACCGTTCCGTCCAAGATCGAATAGGTGAGCGGGCGGATGAGCCAGCGCAGCGAATTCAGTTGCATCGCCGCGTTGTTATCCATCATGCGCCGCGCCGCGTTCTTGAAAATCGAGTAAGACGCGAGCGCCGAAACGTCGGTTTCGGTAATGCCGACGCTCGCCGCAAGCGCAATAACGCCCGTCGGCTCTCCGCTCGCGCCCGATCCTGTAAAGACCGCGCGGTCCACCGCCTCAGTGATGCAGCCTTGCATGTCGCGGCGGACTGCGGATTCGAGAGCGTCGCCCGATTGTTTGAGCGATTTGCGCGTGATCTTCATTTGAATGCCGAGCGTGTGATCCGGCGCAAGCGGCCGATCCGTAGTCGCATAAACCGTCGGCCCGGCGACCGATCCGGTTTCCGTCGATTGCCATCCGGCCGAAACGCTGGACGTTGTGACAGGGTATTCCTGCAGGCCGGAACCGATATTGACGACGCGCGCGCCCATGCGGCCCGCAACCGATTCCGCGAAGAGCCGATCAATGATCGGCGCCGTGAATTTCGGATCGGGAACGCCGCTTGCGACGGTTTCGCCGACGCGCGTTTCGAGCGCAGCCCACGGAACCGGAATTCCGCGATAGCCGCCTTTCGAGCGCATTTCCTGCACGATTTCCGCCGTCTCACCGGTGAGCGTAGCGCCCTCGTCAAGTGCAAGCGCGACTTGCCGCAGCTCGAAACGGCCCATGAGATCGGACCATTCCTTTTCCGAACGGGTCTCAAAATCGTCATTGGCCGCTCGGCGTTCCTCGTCTTCGGAGATCAGGGATGCGCGGTAGCGCGTTTCATTGATGCGATATTCCTTGTCCAATGTTTCCATTGAACGGGTTTCGTCGTCGCTCGGCGCCGACTTGGCGACAAGCTCCGCGAGTTGCTGGCGGATTTCAGATTGCCGCCGGGAGATTTTCACAGACTCAAGCATGGTTTTGTCTTTCTGTTTTCGAGTTGTTTGACCGCCTCGCGCCACGCGATGCGTTCGGGGGAAGGCGGCGCATGGCCGCATTCAATGCGGGTCTTGCGCGAGTGGCAGGCGCCGCAAAGGCTTTGCAGATTGTCGAGATCGAAGGCGCGCTCGGGCGCAGTCCGCACGGGTTCGATATGATCGACTTCAAGCCGACCGCGCGCGCCGCATTTGACGCAACGGAATCCGTCGCGGCGAAGCGCTCGGAGGCGGATAGCTGGCCACCGTCGATCTCCTATGATGTGACGGCTGAATCGCTTAAAGGGCATGACTGCCCTCGCAAGAATTGGAGCAACGCCTATGACGCGCAACGTATGGCCGTCGAATCCGCCAACCGGAATTCGCGCTTACTATATCGATGGGAACAACGTCTGGCCGTCGAACCCGCCTACTGGACGGAGGGCATATTATATCTCCGGCAAATATTGGTATGCGGACGGCAGCGGCGGACAAGCCGCGTACTATATGGACGGCGATAACGTCTATGATTTCAGCGGCGTCCGCCAATTTTACATTACGGATTAGGCCCATATCAGCCTCGCAGGCTTTTGAGCGGGCCGGGCCTTCCGTCTCGCGCCTTCCGCGACGGCGAGAACGCAAGCCGCCGCCGCGTCGATGCGGCCAAGGCTTCGCGCCTTCGCAAGTTTCGTGTTGTTCGCCGGATCGCGCAGGCAAACGGCGTCCGCCATCGCCGAGCGCATCAACAACGACTCAGGCGCTTGCATGTCGCCGTCAAAGATCGAGCGGCGAAAGCGTTCAATATCCTCGGAGCCGTCCTTAAAGCCCATGCCGCGCCAGATGATTGGCGCAGTGATCCCGACGCGCTGGATTGCTTCGGATAGTTCGGCTTGCTTGTACCGATCGGCGACAAGCGCGCCGACGGGCTCGCCTTCGATCCGCCGCCAGACTTCGCCGAGCCATGCGGCGACGGGAACCGTCTTTGCGCCAAGCGTTGTCAATTCGCCGCGCTCGAACATGCGCACATAGCGCTCGCCCACGCCGTCGGCCTGTCCGCGATCGAGCAAGCCCGGATCATTTGGGAACGTTCCGTAGATTTCGAGCCGCCCGGTTTCTGGCCAAAAAAGCGCCGCCGCGCTCATTGACGCCGAGCCGCCGAGATCAAGCCCGACAATGACGGGGCCGGATCGCGCGGGAAGCGTCTCGCATTCGGCGGAAAGCCACTGATCGAGCGTCAACAGAACGTCGCGGGTCTCGCCGCTGATCCGCTCGTTGCGGTGATAAAGGCGGAAATTCGAAAGCGCCGAGCCGCCGCGTGCAATCGCGCGCGCCGCCTGTTGTTGCAGCCATTCGACCGATGCGCCGACGCCGTGGCGGGCGCCCGGATTGGCGATCATCAGGCTTTCGAGATCGTCCGCAGGCAGGCCCGGTTCGGGGCGATGTTCCTGCACGTAGGTTCGCGGGGGCGGTTGATCGATCCAGCGCGAAAACGGGTGCAAATCATCCGGCGCGCTTGTCGAGATAATCAGCGCGCGCCCGCCGCGCTTACCGAGGCCGGTCAATATCGCCGCTTCCAGCGAGTCGCCGCGATCCTTTTCCCAGTGCCCGCGCTCGTCGAGGATCGCCAGCGTCGGGCCGGAGCCGAGCGCGCTTTTGCCGTCCGCTGCAATCGCGCGCAGAACGTGCGGGCCGTTGTCGTCTTCAAATTCGATTTCAAGGCGAGGCGAGCGGCGGAATTTCAGTTGCGCCTGGATTTCGTCGGGGAGGGAAAGGCAAAACACCGCCGCAAAGTTCCATGCCGTTCGCGCCTGATCGCGCGTTCTGGCTGCCAAGATCACGTCACGGCGCGGTTGCGTATCCCAGACGCCGAGCGTCGCGCCGAGCGCGAGACCGGCCGAGACGGCGGATTTCGCATTGCCGCGCCCGACGGAAAGGACCGCAATGTCAGTTTCAGGCGCGAGCGCGCCTTCGACAAATTGGCTTTGGAAGGGAGCAAGCCGCAAAGGCTCGCCAGCCTTCGGACCTTCCGGAATTCGCAGCGATTGTAGGAAGCCGCACGCTTTCTCGGCGGCGGAAATGTCGGCCAGGGCGGATTTCGGCAGACGTTTGCGGCGGGTCATCGACGCCCCCCCGGAACCGCACAGCGCGAAAGAAGCTGTCCCACCCACGGCGCCCGCCCTCCCGATGAAGTCGGCCATTGGGACCATGAACATGAAAAGGCGAGCGCAGCCGCGAATCATCGCGCGCGCTTTTTTTTCTTTGCCTCTCATCATGTCCAACGTCTCGTTTTCCATCGTCTCAGTTCTCAATCTCTCTCTTGCTTCACCCTCGCTGTTGGCTGGTGAGTTCCGGAGCGAGGGCATAGGACGAACAGCCCCCGCCTAATGGCCGGGGTGTTCCCATGCCCTCAGCGTGCGTGTTGGCCGGAGCCGTCCCGTCGCTTTGGACCCAATGCGTCATGTCGGACTGCGCATCGGTCGGTTGCTGCTTGCGAGAGCGTCCGTGCTCCCGGCGGTCGGGCCTCAACCTTTCGGACTGCCCTTGACCTTTGACCGCGCCCCGCAGTAGGTCTGTGAATGTCGCGCGCTGCCGTCTTCCAAACCGTTCACGCGACATGAGCGCCCCGCCCGTAGCGGGGCGTTTTCATTTCATGCGGCCTCCTCTTTTGGGATCAGGCGCACGCGCGCCTCGCCGTCGAATAGCGTTGATGCGTCACGCTCGGCGTCACGCTTGTTCTTGCGATATCGCCGCGCCCGCGCCGCGGCCGTCTTGTCCTTCGGCTGCGCCGGCGCCGGAAGTGCGAGCGGCGAAACGTCGGGGGCTTCTATGTCCTCATAGCCCCCGCCGCCGAGCGGGCGGACGAATTCGACCGGCCCCAGGCCGGCGGCCTCGATCATCGCACGGGCGACGGCGAGCGCATTCGCCGGCGCGACGCAGATGAACGGGTCGTCCTCTTCGTATTCGTCGCGCTCGGCACGGATCACCACGTCGCCGCGCGGGTTCGCGTACACTGCGAGAGCGCGCTGCGCCGGGACGATCACCGCGTCGTCGCCTGCCCAATCGAATCGCTCTGTCTCGCTCATCGCTGCGCCTCCGATCCGGGGGCGCCGAAAGCGTCAGAAGGCGATCCTGCTAGACAGTGCGGATTGTAAGCCCTTGAAATCCCTTGGAGCGCTTTTCGGGCGCTAGACAGCACAACCCGTTGATTTGGCGAATTTGCGGCTGTCCCTCCGGGCCCACCAACTTCACAGTGAAATCAGGTGGTTACGATAGAAGAATTTGCGTGGGTAACACAAATTTGGGCGTTTTGACCGTTTTGGGTAACATTTT